CGGTCGTCGTCGCGTTCACGAGTGAGACGCGGCTACGCTCAGGCGTCGGACGCAGAACAACCACGCCGACTGAACATGTACCGACCAGCGCGACGCCTACGAGGGCCTTGAGCTTCTTGGTCACTTCTTCACCGCCTGCTTCAGTTCGGCCCACTCACCGTTCAGAAACACCTGCGGCCGAGCGACTTTGCTCGTGCGGAGGTTGCCGCGTACGGACCACACTGCGTCTTGCGGATCGCACGGTTCGCCATCAGCGTCCACGTAGACCACCTTCGTCAGATTCATCAGGTCCATGTAGCCTCCTCAAACCGGGCCGACGCCCAGCGCGTCAACGAACATCGCGCCGTCCCAGAAGACGGGGCGGGGTGGGACAAGATCGATGTCCCAGTAGCGCGTCCCTGGGATGAGCGGCTCCAACGCTCCGACCGGACGAAGCGGAGTCGGGCCTGACCCACCGCCCATCGTGATCGGTTGGTTGACGATGGTGATGCCGGTAACGCCGGGCCAGCCGAGCATCGCCTGGAAGTTCCACACGTCGTCGGACAGCACCGCGATGAGGCACGTCGTCGGGTCGCCGGGCACAGAGATCCATTCATCATCGACATGGCCCACGCCGTTGTTGGCAACAGCCATGAACACAAACCCGCCGTCCTCGACTTCCACGAAGAAGCCCGTGCTCGGAAGGATCCTCGCCGTGTTCATCAGGATGAGGATGAACAGGCCGTCCGGGTTCGTCGGTACGTGGATCACCGGAACCGTTCCGTCGTTGCGGACATCGCACCCGCCGCCGAAGCCGGTCGCGGAGAAGCGCATGGGATCTTCCATCGTGTCCCACGCAAGCGGGTTCGGCGCTCCGCCAGTGCTGTTGAACACGACGGTCATGCCGCCGTTGAACAACCCGTGAGACAGGACCAGGATGCCGCCGTTCCGAAGCTGCACGCCATCCTGGACATTGAGCAGGATGTTACCGCCCGGCGCACAGTTGAACGTCGATCCGTGCAGATCAGCACTCTCATCGACTTCGTAAGTCTGGCTTGTGTCGATCAAGAAGATCGACAACGGGACCTTCGTCGCCAGGAGAATTGCCTTCGCCTCCTGCCACGTCGTCACGTCTCCGTTGCCTGCCGGGCTCCACCCGATGACACCTCCCGCGCTACCCGCCGCCGCCCGCGCTGCCGCGAGCGCGACGCTCAACACGTTCGGAACGCCGCTCGCCTGCCCACCGATGTTGCGGAACACAGAACGAAGCCCATCGGTCGCAGGCGTCAACGTACCGCCCAACGCAACATACCGAGCGAGCTGCTCACTGCCGCTCGGTGATGCGTCGTCGATGATCTGCGCAGGGAACCCCGGTAGCGAAACGAGCAATACTTGTTCCATCGAATCCTCCTTCAGACGGGAACGCCGTCGAACTTCACGCCCGAGAGGCGGAACGCGCGCACCCGGTTGTTCGTGCTGTCACCCGTCATGAGCAGGTAGGCCGGCGTCTTGGTCGGCGACTTGGGCAAGCCACCGTCCGCGCTCGCCGCATACTTGAACTTCGCCAACGGATAAGTCGCCAGGATGTCCGACACGCGGTAGCTGCGGTTCCCCCAGAACGGGCCGCCGAGGTCCACCGCCGGCACGACACCGACGATATCGTTCACCACCAGGACGTACTCGGTCGACGGGTCAAACGTCGTCGTCTTGGACCCGTCGCCGTTCGTCACCGTCGTCCCGTTGTTGAGCGCGACGCCGGACGCCGGATCGATCACGAACACCTTGTAGAGCGTGCCGTTGCCGTTCTGGTCCACGATGAGGTTCGCGTACACGCCGATCCCTGGGGTAGCTGCCGCGAGATCGAGCCACGTCCACTCGACGCCCGTCCACACGCCCAGCGCTTCGCCGTCGCCCACGTCGAAGCCGAGGATGCTCTTGTTGCCCACGCCTCCGCCGTTGAAGCCGCCAGCGGCGTTGCCGCCGTTCTGGCAGTGTAGGAACGGCGTCGCCGAGTACGGCTGCTCGACACGCGCCGAGTTCACCGAGCAGTCGACGCGCGTGAGCTGCGTGGCCGTACCACCAACCGCGAGCTGGTCGAGCGCGGCTGCGACGTCAGCCGGCACCGGAGCCCAGTCACCCGGCACGGCCGGCGTGTACGTCACGAGGGCGGCATCACCGCCACCGGAACCTTCGGCTGCGGCAATCGCCAACACGAGTGCGTCGGCGAGAGTTGTGTTGCCCTTGGCGCGAACAGCAGATGCACGAGCGCCTGCCGCTGTCAGCGTTGGTGACGAAGGAATGTCTACGCCGCCTGCACTGCGGTAGGTCGAAAGCTGCGTTGCGCCCGTCGGCGCTCCGTCATCGAGGACGTCTCCGGCGTAGAAGCCACCGGGCAACGTGTTGAGCAAAAGCCGGAGCGTCACTTGTCGGCGCTCCCGTTCTCGAGCGCGGACGACTTCACGTGCGCATCCTCGTAGGCCTGTGCACCGAGCCACGTCATCACGATCCACTTGATGAACTCGAGCGCCTTCTCACCGTCGATGCGCCCGGCCACGTTCATCACGACCGCGCCGACGACGGCAACGAGCAGGACCCATGCCTTCCGACTCGTTGCGAGACTACTGATCATCGCGTTCATCGAGGTGTGCTCCCATCATCGATCTGCTTCTCACGCAGCTTCACGTCTTGGAGCTGTTGCGCGGTGGATGGCGAAGGCGACCCGACGACCATCTCGGCCTCGAGCGCTTCGCGTTGTGCGCCCAGCGCCTTGCGTCGAGCGGATAGCTCGACCTCGGGCTCCATCGCGGTGTCGGCCTCGACCTTCGCCCCGAGCGCAATCGCGCTGGCACGGACAGCGCGCAGCGTTCGGATCACGTTCTCATTCGTCGCACGCAAGACTGAGAGCGAATCGCGGTTCGTCGCGTAGCTCAGCCCGGTGCTGATGCCCATGATGAGCCCGACGAGCGCCACGCAGAGCGTCGCGATCTTGCGCGTCAACACGTTGTCCTCGCGCATTTTCACGTTCGCCGATTCGTTCTTCTGAACGACGGAGATCAGCTCGCGTTGGACCGCGACGTTCGCCTCCCACGCACGCAGCAACTTCGTCGGATCAATCCCCGACGGCGGATCGCTATGCGTGCCGACGAAGTGCTCGCCGACAGGAGGGTCAGCTTCGACAAGCGAGAGTAGATGCTCGCCGCTGGTGGCAGTGTCCTTGCTCATGGCTTACTGCCGAGCGCGGCGCGCATCAGCTGATCGCTTTCTAGCACCTGCCGGTCAAGGCTTTCCAGGTTCGGTGCACGCCGCCGCTTCATCGCAGCAGTCGCGCGACGCAGCTCCGCAAGTTTCCGCTGGTATTCACGCTCGGCTTGATCGTCCTCACGAACAACTTGCTCAGGTGGGTGCCAGGAGAACATGCGGGTGAACCAAGTCGCCACGTGCATCATCTCCCCCTCGGCACGAGCGCCGCGAGTGCTGCGTCGATGCGGTCGTTGTGAGCCTCGATGCTGTGCCGCATCTCCTCGCCGAACGCACCCATCGCACGGGTCGCCGCGACCAGCTCCTCGGTGCGCTTGTCTCGCAAGCCCTTCGCGTCCGTCTCGCCGGTGACAGCTCGTGCTTCCATCTTGTCGAGCGCCGTGACGAGGTACCGCATCGCGAACGCCATCGCGATGCAAAGCGGTGCCGTGAACGGGCCTGCCGCTTGAAGGACTGCGATGAACTCGGTCATGGCGGCACCTGCTTGAGAACGAGCGGCGGTAGTACGTCACCGAACAACGGGATCGGCGGCTGCGGGTTCAGTAACCGATCGTCGCCTGAGTGGATGGTCTGGCGTACAGCAGCGAGGACGTCCCCGATCTGCTCACCCGTGACGATCGCGATCTTCTGCACGATGTCGAAGCGCAACGGTTGACGGCCTTGATCGACACGTTGCAGAAGTAACGGATGAACGCCCACCTTCAGCGCGAGTTGTTCGCGCGTCATGCGGTGTGCGTTCGCGAGCGAGAGCAGCGTCGGCGTGAACGCAGCGGTCGACGTCGCGGCCATGAGCTACAACTCCCAACCGCGAATGAAGGCCGCCTCCGCAGACTTCACGACGCCGCCCGGTTGTGACCAGCGAACCTCGAGCACTTGCTTGAGCAGCGCCAGCGTCACGTTGCTGTAGTCGGTGATGAGGTCGACCCATCGGATGAAGCTCACCGAGAGCGTGCCACCCGACGGGATGACCGTATCGATCACGTCGGCGTCACCGGAGAACACCGGGCCGCCGAGCGTCGGATGCTGGAGCATGATGTTCTGCAGGTACGTGAACTCCGTGCCCGGCGCGGCAGTGAAGACAGCTTCTACTTGGACGAGTACCGCACGCGCGCCGTACGGGATGATCGTGCCGTAGTTCAGTGGGTACGTGTCGATCGACGCAGCAACCGACGGGACCGGCGAAAGTACCGGCGCGGGTGCTGCGAATCCGAACGCCATACGCCCTCGCTTGCAGTTGGCGATCGAAGCGACAGTTACACCGGTCGAGTCGTTCGCGTTCGCGAGCATGAGCTGGCCGAACGCGGCGGCCCCTGCGTCGAAGCCGCTGTCGAGCGGCAGCGCAACCGGCGTGGCCGGGTTCAGCCCGGCGTAACCGAAGGCGAGCGGAGCCTTCTTGCTGAGACAGAAGATGCCTCGAAAGCCCACAGGTACTCGGCCACCGAACGGCGCGACGGCGACGGTCGAATAGCGCACCCAACGCGGCAGGCCGCCCGGGTAGAGCGCCCACAAGTACACCAGTTGATTTGCCGTGATCGCACCGAACCCAGGTTCGCGGATCGTTGCGGTGCGCAGATCGACAGAGAAGTCGCCGCCCGTCCAGAAGCCATCGACGCCTGGCCCTTCAATTCGGCCGGTGCAACGAAGCACACCCGGCGTAGTCACGCTGTCCACGTAGAAGCTCCGCGTGATCTCTGGAGCGAGTCGACCGATGCGAGCACCAGGGCTCGGGCGATCGGACTCGAGCGGTCGCACGTCGTAGATCGTGCAGGTGTCGAAGTTCGGTGCGCCGTTCGGTGTGCAGATCACGGCGATCGGCATCCAGCCGAGCGCGTTCGCGGGCAGGCCGGCGCCCGCGACGCCAAGCCGGATGCGGTACTTGATGCCGTCTCGCATCACCTTGTTGACGGTGGCCGGCGTGAACAGGCCCGTGCCGGGGTCGAAGATGTCGCGGTTGTCCGTCTCGAGCACCTGGCCCGGGTCACGTTGGATCTCGACGACGTCAACGCGTACCGCTCCACCACCGTTCGGCGTGAACACGAGCGTCCCGCTACCAGCGATCACGCCGAGCGGGTCGAAGCACAGCTTGCCTGGCGAGTCATCGGAGTTCGGCGGCAGTGGCACCGTTGAGCCAAGCTGCCCGTCGGGGTCGATGAAGATCGCCATGCCCGGCTCGACACCCAGCTCGAGCGACGCAAGTGGAGCGATCACGAAAAGGCCTTGCAGCACCGCACCTGCTTCGGGCGCAGTGACTGTTGAAGCGAGCCGCCCTGATGTGCTCGTCTCCCAGATCTGCGTCTGCGTCGCACGCTGGCGCATGACCTCGGCAGCTTCGGCTTGGGAGAAGGCCTGCGCTCGGTTCTGATCGGGCGAGATCACCCGTTCACGCGTGTTGTAGATGACTCGCTTGCCGCCGCTGCTCATGTTCTACGGTCTCCTCCCGCCGACTCTAGCCCGGCCCTGGCGTTGCTAGAAGCACCCGAGCGTTTCGATGTAGAGATCGAAGCCGACGCCACCCGCCCTTCGCTTGTCGATGTCCTGCCAAATGGCTCGGTACGTGATCGCTGCGCCGACCGGGAACCCGTCCATGAAGGCGAGGAATGGGCTCGCATCGAACGCGTTACTTGGGCCAGCATCGAACGCGAGCCCGAACTCACCGGTGCTGAGCGGAGGAACGCCCAGCAAGAAGAAGGCACGGAACTCGAGGTAGTCGAGGTCGACACGAAAGCGATCGAACGGGCTCAACCCGCCCGTCACAACGGCTGGCGCACACGCCGCGCCGCTGCGCTCGCCGACGATCAACTCGGCAGGCACGGCCACGAAGTCACCCTCGGTGACGTCGATGCCCATGAAGATGCCGGTCGAGTGATCGATCAACGCGCGGCCCGTCGCGATCTGCCCGCTGCCGTGTACTTGCTTCACGCGCTCGCCCTCGAAGAAGCTACCGACGATCGCGCCGCCAACGAGGACTGATGCCAGGTCGAAGGCGAAGCCCACGCGCCGGTCGAGGTTCAGCGGGTCGCCGTCGAAGAACATCCCGCGAAACAACTCGAGCCCGACCTCACGCAAGCACACGGCTGCGCCGAGCGGCGAGAGCACGCGGTTCACTGCTCGGCGGATCGCGTTCGGGCTGACCGTGTCGGGCAGCGTTGCGATCCGTTGGCGATACGCGTCGTCAGTCTCGCCTGGCGCTCGTCCGATGTTTCGCTCCGCGCCCAGCTCATCGAGCATCGCGAGGCGCCCACCCGTCGGGCTGAGCTCGTTCGTCACCGAGAAGCCGAGATCTTTCTCGAAGTCGAGGATGAGCCACGTTGTGTTGTTCAACTCCGGCACCATGTCAGGTGACAGGTCGACACTCGTGATCGTCGTGGTCGCACCGCTCGAGACGCCGGTGATGACGTCGGCCGGCGCGATCACTCCGTTGACCTCCTCGATCACCGCGTGCGGCCCGTTGAGGTAGATGAACTTCGCGGCGACCAGGCCGGCGCCGACCGTCAGCGACTCGCCCAGGATGAAGGTTCCGACCGTGCCAGCGACTTGAAGCACCGCGGTCTTCGCGAGGACGGCGACACCACCGTTGCCGGGCGTCGGCGCCTCGTATCCGATGATGCGGCGGATCTGACCAGCGTTCGCGCCGCTGATGATCTTCACGTACTGCCCGACGTGCTGCGGCAGCACGACGTCAGGGTTGGGCTGGACAATTAACCGGTGTGCCGTCGGCCCCGGAGCGATCGTTGCACGGATATTCGTGAAGCCCGCGCCGACCTGCGCGAACGCCTTGATCGTTCCCGGCAACGGGTTGTTGTAGCCGTAGCCTTCACCCGCCGCGATCGCCGGCACCGTGGTCGGGCCTGTGTCACCGGGCCCGAAGGTCACGAGCTGTGAAGGCAGGTACAACCGACCGGTGCGCACGGGCAACGAGCCCGCGTCGGAGTAATCGGTCGTCTCCTCCTCGAATCGGACGGCCAGGTTGAAGGTGATCGCGAGCGGCAGAGCGATCGCCGTGCGCATCATCGTCAAGTCAACGCGAGCGCGAGCGGCGCCTTCGGCCGGAACGTCGCTCTGACCTGACCACGGCAGGATGAACATGCCTTGCGTTGTGCGATCGATCGCCTGGCTCGCACGCACGCCTTGCGCTTGTTGCTGCGAGAACACCTCGAGCCCGTGCCCGTCGCCTTGCAGCAGGAGTGGCTGCACGTAGAGTGGATCGACGAGCGAGATCCACAGCTCGAGAAGCTGCTGCTGCGTGTACGGGCCGACCTGCGGATCGCTCGCCATGACTACACCAAGGTCACGTTCGTGATCGTCGTGCGCAACGTCTTGCCCGTGTCGGGGATCAAGTCACCGACCGGCTCTACGACGCTCGTCTCCGTCGGGATGAGCCCGTCATTCGCGAAGCGCTGAAGCACGCTGAACAGCTGCGCGCGGTAAAGCGTACCGTTCACATCGAGTGAGTTCACAAACTCGACGACCGCAGCGCGCACGTTGTCGGAGAGCAGTGCGGTATCGACGCCGGCGCGGAAGTTCAGCGCGAGCTTGATGTCGACGATCTGCGGAACGCTCGTGCTCACGAGTACCGCGATGCCTGCGGCACGGTATTCGTCGAGCGCGTTTCGCACGACGTTACCGAGCGCCGCGCTCGCGACACCGCTCGAGTCGGCCACGTACAGCAACACGACGCGTGCTGGCTGCGCTCCGTTGAGCCCGAGCGTCAGAGCCTCGACGGCCTGCGCCGATTCAACACCTTCGACCTGGCGCGCACCGAACGCGATCGCGTCGAGCGTGCCGCGGCGTGCTGTGTTGAAGAAGTCTCGGATGCGCTCACGGAACACATCATCAGTCTCGGCATCCTCACCGCCTGCCGTCGGGTCGGCGTTGTTCACCGCGAGCGACGGGTCCCACAGCAGCGCCGGTTGGTCGATACGCCGGATGGCATTCGCGCCGACCTGCGTCGTCTTGCCAGCCGTCACGGCGCGCACATCGGCGCTTGCGCTCGTCGACGCAGCCGCGAAGGTCGACGTCGTGATCGTGATGTACTCGACCCCGGTGAGCGTGATGAGCTTCGTCCCGACCGGCACCGAGCCAGCGCCCGCCGCCGTGGTCGTCCTCGAGAATACTACCGACCCGACCGCCGCCGACGCACCCTTGCGCGTTAGCTGGTACCGATCGAGCGCGTACCGGTCGAGGTCTTCGCCGTCGGCGCCGTCGAGCAGCAGCGAATTGATCCGAGCCGCAAGCTGAAGCACCAGCTCGTACCCGATCTCACTCGCGCTCGCGATCACGATGTTGACGTCGGACCCTGCGACGTCGACCTGAGCCGGGTCGATGCGCGTCACTCGCGACAGCACGTAGTCACGCCCGAGCGCAAAGAGATCGAGTCGGCTTGGGAAGTCGGCAGGCATGGTCACTCAGTAGCAGAGAACGGGATGTCCACGTCGATAGGAGCTTGGCTGAACTTCGCCTTCACGCGTACCTTGAAGCGCACGAGGTTCGGCGCGCTCGAGTCCGTGACGACACGGACCGTCACCGCTTGGACGTCGGGCTCCTCGCTGATCTGCTTCTGCGCATCGCTCGCAAGTGCGCCCCGCACAGCCGCGATGTTCAGGCGCTTCACCTGGTCTGGCACGCCAACGCCGTAGGTCGGCAGGTGCGCGAAGCGTCCGCGGCTCGTGAGCAGTCGGCGGTAGATGCGCTTCTTCAAGTTGTCGAGCCCTTCGTCGAAGGCGTAGTCGCCGTTGTCGTCGACCACGATCGTTCCGAGCAATAGCGGGTTGTCCGAGTCCGGAAGTGAATCCATCGCCGAGTGCGTCTGTGGGTTCGCGATGTCCCGCGACGGGATGCGCGTGTCGACCGCAGGCGGTTGAAGGAATCGGTACAACCCGAAGAACACGAAGCTCGCTGGCGGGATGAGCAGCGCGCCGCTCGACGCAGCGACCAAGCCGTTCGCGGCGACGATGTACTGCGCTGGGTACGGCGTGAACGGACGGTCGGTCGTCACGTCGAGCGCGGCACCTGCAGCGCCGACCTCGAGCGCGATCTCCACCTTCACCGGGGTGACCGGGCGCACGGGCTTGCCGTTGTTGCCGACCGTGCCAGCGACGATCGTGATCGAGTAGCGCGCCGGATCGGATGCGTCATGCGGATCGAGGATGCCGGTGAAGCGCGGGGCCTCCGAGAAGAACAAGCGAACGACGTTCTCACGGATCGGCTCGACGCGATCGAGCGTCAGGTCGGAGCTACCGCTTCCCCAGAAGCTCGCGCCCCAGAAGCCACCGCCCCAACCGCTCCCCGTTACGCTCACGGGAAGCACTTCACGTCGAAGGTGAAGTCGGCATCGACGAGCACCCCAGCGAGATCTGCTCGCTCGACCCGGAAGCTGCCGGCCAGCTCGTTGCGACAGGTCGCCGATCCACCGAACGGACCCCGTGCATGAGCACTCGCCGCATAGTTCGCGTTCGGTAGCGCGAGCGTGAACGAAATATCGACGATGCCGGGCGCGACCCATACTGCGCCGGCGCAGTTGAATCCGGACAACACCGTCGCGGGACCACCTGCAGGAACGACGACGCGACCCCAGGCCCACGACTTGCCGAGGTAGATGCGTTGCAGCACCGCTTGCCAGCGCTGTCGCTCCTCGGCCCATCCTCGCGGGTTGCCCAGCGGGAAGAGCGCGTCCGGCACGTTGTGCTCGGTGCGTTCGCGGAACGCCATCTCACGACGCGGAAGCTCGGCCGGGTCGACGTTCAACGCGTTGAGCGTGGCGCCGGCGTAGAAGGTTCGGCTATCCACGTCCTCGGCGCGGGCGCCCAGCCCGAAGCCGGCATCGACCGCGACCTGCACGAGGTACGTGCCCTCACGGTCGATGGGCGCGACGAGTGTGATCGGCGCGGCTGGCGCAGACAACGTCGCTGCGCTCTGCGCCGGGATGACGATGTCGATCGCCTTGTCGATGATCGTCCACTGCTGGGCCAGGAACGGCCCACCGGTCATCGAGAGCTGGACCGCGAAGCCCGTGACAAGGTCCTCTCGCGACTGCCCGGCGACCCCGGGCGGGGCACCCGAGCCGGGCTGGTCGATCACGATCAAGACGGCCATCGTCCGAGCAGTCTACGCGAGGCGGGACCGAACGCGAAAGGATGCCCGATTGCCCACGCCAGGATCGGCCAGGACGCGCTTTCCGGGGCCGGGCTTACCCTTGGCCGTCCGACTCGCCCGGCGCGTCCTGGGGCGCGTCGTGGTCGGGCGCTACCGGCTCGGCCGTTTCACGTGGAATCGCCTTCGTGTTGTCCAGCGTCGGGCAGTCGAGCGCCTGCTCGATCGCATCCTTCTCGGTCGCCTTCGGATCGTCAGTCGGCTTCTCGTTCATGGTGGGCCGGAGGCTATCACGGGTCGACGTCGTCGGGGTCGGGGTCCTGCTGCGAGACACGGCCGCCGCCGAAGCTGAGCTCCGCGTCTATCGGGTTCGAGAGGTCGCAGTTGAGCGAGAGCGAGAGGTTCAGCTTCGGCGGGAAGTCGAACGGCGGGAACTTGAAGCCGGGGATCTTGATCGACAAGAAGAACACCGGCAGCCCGAAGCCGCACAGTGACGCGCCGGTCGGGCTTGGCTTGAAGCCGGCATCGACGATGTCTTGATCCTGCTCGGCGGGCGGCGGGAAGTTCGGAGGCGGTGCGACACCCATGATGATCACCCAGTGATGAAGAAGGTTGCGCCGAGCGTAGGCGCGACTTGCAAGCCCGTCACCGGATCTGCAGGTGGCTTCGGCACCGTCGCCGAGATCGGAAGCCCGGTCGCGTAGGCAACTTTCAATGTCGGTCCCAGCGGCACGCCGCCCGTCGCGATGGTCGTCGCAAGCGCGATGAGCGCGGCCGGTCCACCTGCAGGTGCCGCGAGCGCGAGCGCGAGCGCTTCTATCATCGCGAGCACGAACTCGGTCGTCGCGACATGCTCGAACGGTTGATTGGTGCCGAGCGCGACAGTGAGCTGCGCTGGTACACCGAGGAACGCTTGCCCGACGTTCGCATCGGCGTCGCTCGAGTTGAGCACGAACAACGCGTCATCCATCTGCAACGTGAGTCGGCGACCCGTCAGGTCGAGCTGGAGCAGCGCCTTCACGGCTGGCGGCGGAGGCTGCGGGTCAGCGTTCGGATCGACGAGCGAGCGCGAGCCCTCGCTGTAGCCGAAGATGTCCGGGCCCATCTGCAACGCGCCACCGCTGCCATCCTTGAACGTCCATGAGCCCGCTTCGCTCAAGAGCGCGAAGCCACCGTGCGATGCGACGCGTATCATCCACGTCGAGGAGAACTCCTGGATGTACGGCGTGCGCCGACGCGTGAACCCGAACTTGTTTCCCGTCGGGTCTTGTCCTGCGACGTTGCTCGGGAACTTGTCGATGCTGTTCGTCAGCCGTCCCGTGATGCACGGCGAGCCCGACTCCGTGCCTTCGGGCAACAAGACGAGCACTTCGTCACCCGGCATGAACGGGTGGTAGCTACCCTCGCCGTCACCAGCGACGGACATCGAGACACGGCAGCGCACCGGGAGATCACTCGGCTGCAAGCGCACGAGGATGAGCGGTCCGAAGTCGGGATCGAACTCGACCGGCTGCTGTGTCTCGCCAGTGTCCTCGTCCTGCGTCGCCTGCTCGACGAGTCCGTAGGACACCCAGGTCCGCGGGTCGATGCCGGGCGCGGACACGAGTGCCGAGAACGCGCCTGCATCGACGTCGCCTCGATTGCGGTTGAGCTTCATGCTCGTCAGTCCTTCACCGTCACGGTGTCGACGTCATCTGCTGCGCCGTCCGGCGTGCCGGGCTCGGGCTCTACGCCGGTCGAGTTCCCGACGTTCGCACGCACGAGGACGTAGTTGATTCCCTCGACGTCGATCTTCACGCCGTCGCTCTCGTTCCAGTCGATGCCGAACTTGCGCACCTTGTAGAGCGTCACGAAGCCGAGCTGATTCGTGTACGCCGTCGCATACGCGCGAGCGAAGTCTTCTGGGTAGCCGAGCTTCTGCATCAGGCCCATCGTGCGCTCGATCTGCAAGAGCTGAAGTTTCGCGCCGTCGAGCGGGAGGTTGAACTCCTCATGCTCGCCCGCATCGCTACGGTTGATCTGCACGTCAATCGTGTCACCGACACGCATGTCGAGGATGTCCGGGTCCTCGTTCCCGCGGCCGTAGCTCGAGAGGTTGTCGGTATCGAACTTCACCGTCAGCTCGCGCCGACCCTGCTGCTCGTAGATGCTCTGCGCGTACGCCTTCAATGATGCCGGGTCCATCGGGAAGTCGAGCCGGAGAACGTGCCACTTCTGGTCGGCTGCGTTGCCGGGGTTCACGTTCGTCACGCGATCTTTCTTCTCGGGGAAGCGTGCGACGCTGACGTTCTTCCGACGCGGATCGTAGCTGCGTACCTCGACGTTGAACGGTGCGAAGCGCGTGAAGTTCCGCGTGAAGGTCACGTCGCTCAGGTTGCGGCCGTAAACGAAGGTCCGATGGTCGAGTGTGCTCTGCGATCCGGCGAGCCGGCGTGGACGGTACGGGTCGTCCTGCCGTTGCTCGGCCGAGAAGAATCGTCGCGGTGTCTGCACGATGATGGTCGTGCCTTCCATTCGCACGAACATCCCGAGCGCGCCGGTCACGTCGACGAAGTAATCCCAGACCGTCGTGCCCGATGCGCCGCTACCGCCCTTCGGCGGCGGCCCGAGCTTCGGCTGATACGCCGTCGGCCCGAGTGACCCCTTCAGCTTCGGCGGGTTCTTGCCCAGGTACTGCACGCTGAGCCCACGGAACTGCGGGAAGTTGGCGAGGTACTTCGCGATCGCCTCGTCGATCGGCAGCGCAGGATCAATCGCGAGCTGCGGCGGCGCGAATTGCCCGATGATGAGGCGCGCGTTGTCGGTGCACTCGAGCTTCACGATCGGCTCGTCCTCATCAAACGTCGCCTCCCACTCGTCGACGAAGCCTTGGAACCGGAGGTTCGATCGCGTCTGTCCGTTGTGATCGGTCCACTCGCTCGGTACCAGGTGAAGCGGCTCGAAGCTGACGCCGCTTGCGCCTGCGTCTCCCACGCGTCGCGTCTCGCCGGCGATGCCGCGTGAGAAGTCGTCGGCGCTGACGGTTCCCAGGTAGAACTCGACTGCGCAAGAACGGATGGTGCGCGGATCGATCGGGAAATCGCGGAACTTCACCTCGAGTGATAGACGCTTGCCGTCCTTTGGGCCGTTGTGCCCGAGGTTCGCGCTGCGCGGCAACACGATGATCTCGTGATCTTGCGGCCCCTTCTGCTGCTGCGGCGAACCGATCGAGGTCGGATCATCACCAGGTGCGATGAGGACGAACTTCCCATCGACCTTCTCGACGTGCAGCGCCGCCTGGCTCTTGTCCTTGCCGATGCCGCGTCGTACTTGCTGACGCTTCTTCGGCGGCTCGGGCGTCTTCGTTCCCGTCAACGAGTCGTCGAAGCGCGGGATCAAGATCGCCTTGGCCGAGGCGTAGTAGGTCTGCCTCGTGTACTCAGCCACTGGCGACGTTGAACCCCTTGATCACGCTCAGCGTGGGAATGGTCAGGATGTCCCCGGGGAACACGCTGATCTGATTGAGCGGTAAGTGGTTCGCCTTCGCGATGCCCGCCGCGTAGTCGGGCACGCCGTAGTAGGTGATCGAGATCGAAGCGAGTGTCTCGGACCGGTTCGGGTATCGCGCTCGGCAGACGTGCACCGCGAGGATGGTCGACGCTTGCTTCTGCGCGCCCTCGAGCTGCGTGTGCAGGCCTTGCGCGCTGCGACGCAGCAGCTTGCTGGTCGTCATCGCACCGCCGTAGAACGTGAGCGCTCGCGTCAGGTTCGACAACCGCGTGCGTGCAGTCAGCGCCTCGGGTGGCTTGCGGCTCATCGTGTCGATGAAGTTGTTGCAGACGCTTACCGCGTTCGCCGCTTGATCGATCCCTTGGTTCGCGAGCTGCGTCGGCAGCGACCTCACCTGGTTGATGATCTCGCCCAGCTTCTTGAAGCGCCCGACGATCTGCTGGATCTTGCGCGTGAACGATCGGGTCAACTCAAGCGGCGCCTTCGCCAAGTTCTCGAGCTGCCCGAGCGAGAACTTCGACGCGCTGTTCCTCACGACCCGCCGCTTGCTGATGATCGTGTCGAGCGCTTCGAGCTGGGCGATCTCCTGCCCCTGCAAGATGCTGTCACGAATCTTCGAGACCAGGTCCTCCGTGCGGAACGCCGCAACCTTCTGCTGCTGCACCCCACGTCCCGACCACTTCCAGGTGATCGACCATGAAATGTCGTCGGCTCGATCGACCTTGAAATCGATCTCGTCCGCAATGCCTTCACGCACGATGCGTCGGTTGAGCCCTCGGAGATCGTCGCCCCATTCCACGCTTAGCGTCGCGCCGCGACGCACAACGTCCTCCATCACCTGCATCAACGAGAACGCGCTGGTGACGCGCGTCGTCTCGCCGTTCTCGTCCGTGAACTGCGCCGGCGTTCGGATGAGCTGCGTCGTGCGCCAGAAACCTTCCCAGTCGCTGTCGGCTTCGACCGGTCCGAGGATGTGCTGCGTCGCTTGCTGCGCGTTGCCGGGGTACCACGTCGTTTTGTTGCGTAGCTGCACTCCCCAGCTCGCGCCTTGGAAGGGCAGCCCTGCGCCAACAAGACGCACTGAACGATGAAGCCCGGTGATCTCGGTGATCAGCACGTAGCTCGTCGGGATGCTCATGCGTCACCATGCGGTTGCACGCCTTGCGGCGCGAGCGCTCTCAGCCGGTCGCCGTCCGCTTTGCCCAGGCACCGAGCCCGGTCGCAGCTGGCACTTCCGCAATGGCCGGGATGTACGCCTTCACCTTCGCGCACAGCGCCTCGATCTCCTCGACCTTCGCCTCGAACTCCGTCGCCGCTTCACGCACCGCTTCGGGGTCCTCCTCGTCCGCGTCCATCACGGCCGTGTAGAGGTCCTCGAGCTCATCGAGCAGATCGGAGATCTCACTCGCGTCGTCCTCGGCGTCAGGCATCGACTCGGCGATCTTGTCTGCCGTGATCTTCATGGCGCGAGCGCGGTCCATCTCCGCCTCGACCATCTTCTGTACCTCGGCTCCACCGTGTTGCTCGGTGCCCTCGGCTTCCTCGGTCGCCTGCTCGTCGGGCGTCTCCGCCAGCTCATCGCTCAATGTCTCATCGGCCTCGGCTGGCTCACCGTCATCCGGTGCACCGAGCGTAGGCAGGTCATCACCTGCGTCCTCACCGCCGCCAGCGAGCGCCTCGAGCGCGGCCTTCGTTGCGTCATCGAGTGAGTCGGGACTGACGACCACGTATTCCTCGGGGTCGAGCCCTTCGGGCAGCGTGGCGTCGTCAGTGATGAGGATCTTCTTGTGCATGGCGTGGCTGCTCCCTTTGCCTTGGCCGGCTCACGCTATCACGGGCTCAGAAGCCAAAGAAGTTACCCCGACCTGAACCGGCTCGGTTGACCGCTGCTCGCACGATGTCCCGCTGAAACACCGTCGCGACGCGGTCAGGGTCCTGGTCGCGGAAGTCCTGTTTGATTTGGAACGTGTTGCCGCCGCCGATGCTGACCTTCGCCGGTGCCGGCTTCGTTGTCGTGGGCTTCCCGCCGCCCGGCTTGGCGTTCGCAGCCAGATCCTCGAGCGTCTTCGCGAAGTCCGCGTGCTGCGCACGCACGGCATCGGCCAGTGCGAGGTAGGCCTCGGAGCTGAGCCCGCCTGCCGTGATGAAGCTGCTGCGCAGGCTGGTCGCCCCACCAAGAATGTTGCCGATGTACCCGAGCAATCCGCTGTTGCCTGCTGCTGCTGCGTTCTGGATGCCGGTCACGAACATCTGCGCGGTCGGCGTAAGGTCAAGCGCCTCGGTGCCGCCCGTCGCTTCGAGCTTGCCGACAATCTCGGCTGCGCGTTCGTAACCCTGCACCTGCTCACGCATCGCCTTGTGCGCCTCGAAGGCCTGATCGGCGAGCGCGCCTGCTTCTCGCCCTGACTTCCCGATTGACTCGGACAGCGAGACGAGGTTCTCACGCATGTGCGTGAAGGCCTGCTGCTGCGCGTCGCTCCATTCGCCGTAGCCGCCGCCCGACTTCACGCCCTCGAGAAACTTTCGTTGGATGGCGTCGATGTCTTGCTCGGCAGCGGACATCCCGCCCTGCGTCTCATCGAGCAGCTTCTTGCCCTGCCACGCAGCCGCGGCGACGCCGGCGATCGCAGCTCCGAACGCAGCGAGCGCGGCAGCACCGCCTGCGGCGCCGGCGAGCCCGAGCGCGCCGGTACCCGCCGCACCCGACTTCGCAACCGCCGACGCGACCGAGACGCCTGTCTTGACGAGGCTTGACCCGGCCACTGACTTCGCGCCGAACGCGATCGCGATCTCCTCCTTGTGCGCAAGGATGAACTTCACCAGCGCCTCGGCTCGTTCGACCCCATCAATGATCGCCGACCGGATCTCGGCCTGATGATCCTTGATCCAGTTGAACCCCTCTTGCATCTTCGCGCCGGCTTCCGTCACCCACTTGCCGACGTCAGTGCCGAGCGCAGTCGCCCACTTCTCGATCTCCGCGCGATGCGACGTGAAGGTGTTCTTCAGGTTCTCGAGGATCGGCATAAGGGCCTTCACAATGGGCCCGCCGATCACCTCTTTCATCACGCCACCGATTTCCTCGAACGACGTCACCAGCTTCGCGAAGCTCGGCGGCGTAGCAGCAACCGACTTGCCGAGTTGATCGAGACCCTTCGCAAGTAGCTTCGCGCGATCCTCCTCCGTCAACTTCGCCCATTCACCGGCCGCCTTCTTCACGTTGTCGCCGAAGATGCCCGTGCTCTTGAGCAGGTTGAACAACGGAGCCTTCGTCCGAAGGATGCCTTCCTGCATGAAGCCGAACTCACCGGCGATGGTGCCGACGTCCTTACCCATGACGTCAGCTACCTTCACGAGCGAGTCGAGCTGGACGCGTGCCTTGTCGAGCGAGCCCGCTCCTCCGCCACCGATCTCAACGAGCCGCTGATACGCGTACGCCAGCGCGTCACCCGACTCGCCGCTTGAGATCGCCATGTCATCAAGCGCGTCGTTCAGCTCCTGACCCTTCTTCGTCGCCTCGTCGATCGGCAAGCCCTCCATCGCGATGCCAAGCGCGGTCAGCGTGCGCGTTACCTGCTGATCGGACGATGCTGCGTCGACGAAGCTCCCGATCCATTCCTTCACCTGCCCGATCATCGGCGCGAAGTTGAAGGCGACGATCTGCGAGAGCGTGCTTTTCAAGAAGCCAAGCCCACCCTCGGCACCGTGCGAGGCATCGGCAACGCCGCTGAACCCTTCTCGGATGCGGTTGAGCGCGCCGCTCGCGGCATCGTCGAGCGTCAGCTTTGTGCGGACATTCACGTCAGTCATCGTCGTGCTTGCTCACCATCGCATTCTCTTCGCGAAGAAGCTCCGCGATGTCCTCGACGCAGTCGTTGATCACGCTCGTCTCGACGTCGCCCCACTGTAGCATCGACTGTCGGCCGTACCGCGCGAGGAAGGCAACCTGCTTGCGACGCATCGCAAGCAACTCGTCGACGTCGGGGAACGGGATGACGTGCTGGAAGACCGCGTCGAGAAACGAGCCCGTGAACCGGGCGAGGACGTGCAGCCGCTCTTGCTGCCGATACTGCGAGAGCGGCGTGCCGTCCTCGTACTCGTTCAGCCCATCGTCCTGAGCACGACGCAGTTCTCGAAAAAATCAGTCTGCTCCGCTTGCGTGAGCATGTGGTTCTGCGTGTACCAGCGCGTGACCATCTGCCGGCACTTCGATCCGATCTCACGCCAGAACTGGTCGATGGAGCCAGGCCCGTTCGGCAACATCCAGTTCACCTTCACGCCATCGACTGCGCGGATCGCCTGGCGCCCGAGCTCACCGGCGATCGTCATCGCGTCACCCGATGCGGCGCGCTTGAGGGCCAGCTTCTCGTCGGTGTCCGTCAGGTTCCAGACGACGGCTTGTCGGTCGCCGTTGTTCGGCGTGTCGGTCCACTCCGCTCGGAACTTCAGGAACGCGACCACGCGCCCTGGAGGGATCTTCAGATCGGGAGGTAGCACCACCCAGTCTGGCGTTGCGCCTTCGATCTCCGGAACCGGTTCTTCCACAATCGTTTCGTCCGCCATCCTCGTATCCTCTCTTTCCGAGTTAGCGACCACCACGCCCGCCGCGAGAGGTGCGCCGGCCGCGTTTCCGGAGCAACGACGAACGTGGTGATCTTCTTACCGACGTCGACTCAGAGCACGCCCTGCAGATCATCTGCGACGTCGGAACATGAGAAGTCGATCGTCACCTTCACGAAGTCACCGCGCGAGGCGATGGCCGTCGGTTGGCCGCCGAACTTCACATCCATGTACGTGCGACTCGGCGTGTCGCCGTTCGCGTAGAAGTCAGTACGCACGAAGTTGAACTGAATGTTCGGCTGCTCGCGCGTCGCGCGCAGCTTTACCGCAGCCTGGAACTCCATCCACTGCTGGTTCGACACCTGCATTTCCAGCGACCCGTCGTAGCCGTTGAAGATGTCATCGTAGCGGTTGGTCGTCTCGCCGATGAAGCCGTCTTCCTTCTTCTCGAACTTCGTCGTGTCGCTGAACGACGCGACCGCAGTGAAGGCGAGGGATTGCGCTCCGTCCTGCGTGACTCGCACTTCGACCTCTTGGCCCTTGAGCCGCGCTTCGGTTCCGAACTTCGCCATGATCGATCTCCGTTCCCTTCAAATTTCCCGAGATCACGCAGCTTCGGCGATGTCGACGCCTTCACCGACGGTCGTCTCGAGCACGATCGAGTCGAGGCTCGACAGCGAGCGCACCTTCAAGATGATGCGGAAGATTCCCTGAGCGAGCGTGGTCGGGGTGTTGCCGCTGATCGCGTCGAGCAAGAAGCCGTCGATGCGTCCTGCGTCGACGAGCCCTTGCATGAAAGCCCGGACCTCTTGCGCGATGAGCGCACGACGCCCCCGGCTGTTGAGCTTCTTCGCGAAGCTCTTGAGACGACGCGCCAACGTGTCCTGGATGAAGTCAGCGATCCGCCGACGAGCGATGTTCCGTAGGTTCGGGAACACCAGCGGGTCAACGCTCGTGACGCCCGACTGGATGAACGCCGCCCCGCCGTCCACTCGCGGCGCCGCGATGCCCTTCGACCGGAAGTTCGTGTAGTCGACGATCGTGAGGTTCTGGACATCGACGTTGTTCGCCTCGATGCCGAGCACGCCGATGAGGAACGCGGTTTGCTGGCCCGGGTTCTCCTCGGGCGGGAGCTGCGAGATCACGCTGGCGATGAACCCGTCGAAGGGAACGTCGAGCACACCGTTGGCCGTGAACCCAGCGCCGCCTGCCGTACCGCGTGCTGCGATCTGTGAGCAGAACGTCTGCACGCCGGGGTAGGCGTAGATGAGTCGCTGGTCGCGCGAGGCGCCGACGCCCGGCTGCGCGTTGCCTTCGGCCGTCGCTCGCGACGTGGTGCGAAGCGGAGGGCGCACGACACACTGCCGACCGAGACAGCCCTCGGAGCTGGCGAGCAGCGCGTTGTTGAGCAGCGCGTTGCGGATCGCGTTCGACTGACGTGAACTCCAGATCACGTTCGTCTCAGCGCCCACGTTGTTCAAGTTGCGCGTGGTATCGATCGCATCGAGGTACTTCGCGTCGAGCTGTGGCTCGGTGAGCGCGGGACTCAGCCCGAGCAGGTTCGTCACCGAGAACGAGCCGACTGAGATCGGAAACGGGAACACGTTGACCGTGGCGACCGCCGCCGCAAGCGTCGTTCCATCATCCGTCGCCGGGCGCACCTTCGCGGTGTACGGGCCCGAGCTGTCATCGGCGACCGCGACGTCCTGCATCGTTACCCACTCGGTACCGCCCACGTTACGAACGCGCGTGCCTGCGGGGATCGAGCCGGCCGTGCCGATGGTCGCGTCTGCAGTCGACGGGAGATCGAAGCCGAAGCCCGTCGCCGTGCTCGCCGCTGTGATCGTCAGGATGCCAGTGCCGCCGTCGACGACGTCGCAGATCTGAATGTTGCCTTCTGCGTTGCGACTGACAACCAGGTCCGGGTTCGCTGCGCTGATGATCGTGTTCGCCTCGGCAATCGTGACGGCGTCGATGTTCGAGACGTTGCCCGTCCCCGCGGTCGTGCCCACGACGATGTTGATTGCGGCGAGCACGCTGGCGCTGGCGCTGACGATCTGGATGTTGCCGCCCGTACCACGCTGGCGCCCGACGAAAGTCGTGACGCCACCACCGCTGACGATTGCGCACGCGAAGCCCATGGCCGCATTGATGCGCGCGACGACCTGCGCTTGCGTCTGATCGGCAGCGAGGAACGTCGTCGTGATGGGTCCGATCTGATTCACGGTTCCACCATCGACCGTGAGCACGAGCTGCTCACCACCGACGAACAGCGTCGGGTAGACGCCGACGCCAGACGCGACCGTGCCGACGACGGCCGTGAAGGTCGCGACCAACGGACCGCCGCCGCTGTCCGTCACGATCGTCTGGCCCGGCTCGATGTCGAAGGCTGGGTTGTTGACGCCGCTCAGGCACGCGAGTCGCGTGAACGTGACTTCACCGACGCTCGTGTCGACACGCGCGATGATGAGTCGGCGGAAGCGCTTGTTCACCAGGCTGATGAACCCGTTGCCGTTCCAGAACTCTGGCAGCAGCGCGCCGTCGGCCTTGCGAGCTCGAGCGCACGGGTTGTTCGCGCCCACGCCGCTGTACTGATAGCCGAACCCGCCGAAGCGGGTGAGGAAGTCGGTCGCGCCCGTCACCTCGCTCGGCCCGTCATCCGTTGCGAAGCCACCGTTCTCGAACTCACCGACGATGAGTGCGGTACCGGTGCCGATGCCGCTGATGCTCGCGGGCGGATCGAGATCGAGGATGTTGACGCTCTCGATCTCCAGCAGCGTCTCGATGCCGGGATCGAACAGGAACCTGCGAATGAACGCGCTCATGGGCCGGATGCTCGCACGCAGTCCCGCCCTCGTCTAGCGGCCTACGGATCGATCTCCGCGAGCAAGCCTGTATCAGCCACAACAAGACGCACGTAGGGCTTCAGGGTCACGGCGTTTACCAGCTCCACCACGGGGACCCGGAGGTTCACGTAGAGCATCGCCCGGCGCCGGTTCCGCACCGCCTCGTCCTCGTTCAACTCCCGTTGGCTGAGGTTGTAGACGGCAACGATCCCGAAGAACTCGGTCAGCCGGAAGCTGATCGCCGTGCTCGATTCACTTCGCAGCATCGCTGCTTCGATGCCGGCGATCATCGCACGCCGTTCCGGCTTCTTGCTCGCCCAGCACTCAATCGTGAAGTCCTCGACGTAGTCACCCATCCACGCGAGCACCGTGCCCGGCGCAAAGCAGTTGAAGGTTTCCTCGAACAGGTACGGGCCGCCGAGGCGGAACCAGTCGTAGGTCCCTCGCCCGCCGAGGAAGGCGATGCTCGGGAAGCGCAGCTCGACCACGCCATCGGGCTGCTCGATGTGGATGTCTTCGCGCTTGACGCGGAACTCCACCGGGAACGGCGAGCCCTCGAACCCGGGTCGCATGAAGCGCAACGTCGCGAGGTAGCTCGCGAGGGCACGCAGCGCCGCGGTACGTGCCTCGATCGTCGGCAGCGCCACGGGTGGTCGCGGTGGGAACACGGTCCCGAGCATCTCGCCGACGAAGGTGAAGCCAGGATCTTCGGCCATGGCTCAGAGCTTACCACCGAGCGCACGCTCGACTTCGCGCTCGACTTCCTCTTGCACGATCTGCGGAAGATGAACGCTCGCGCGTTCCATGATGCGCAGGCCCGTTCCCTTGTTGAAGATGCCGCGCTTCCGCATGTCCTTGGCGATTGCCCACGCGATGTGCCACGCCTCGTTCGTGTCGCGCGCCAGGCCCTTCATCTTCACCCAGTCGGCCAGGCTCGAGATCATCCCGGTTCCGATCTTCACGTTACCCGCTCGCACGCCGTACTCGATCATCGCGGCATAGGGCATCGTGTTGAAGAACTCAGCGCCGTCGGGCGTCTCCTCGGCGCGCCACGCCGCCTTGTAGAATCCGCGCGCACTCGGCTGCGGCACCGTCGCTGGGATCGTGCGGAGCTGGATCTCCTGCACCATGCGCAACGCGGCGGAGAACAACCCGCGCTTCGCGCCTTCACGGATTGCCGGGCCGAGCTTCGAGTCGATGAAGCCGGCCGCATCCTTCAGCTCGATGTTGAAAGCAGGCATCAGTCGTCCTTGTCGGTGCCGTAGTTGCTCTGCCCGTTCGGTCGCCTGTCTTCGCTCTCACGCTCGAGCATGATCACCCAGCACACGTTGCCTTCTTGCCGCGTTGGATTGCTGAGCAACCGGAACTTCGCTCGCTCCGGCTCCGGCGACACGCGGTTGTCCTCCACAACCTCGTAGAAGAAGTCGTACGACTCTCGGATGCGGCCACCGATCTTCTTCGTCGCTGGTGGTAGTTCGCCCATCAACGTCTCCTGCGCGAGCAGCGCGCTGATGAGATCAACGCGTACCGACCCGGTCGGCAACGTGCCAGCGCTGAAGGCCTGGAACTGAATCGCCGTCAGCTCGCTCACGCGCGGCGTCGGCAAGATCTCGAGCCGAGCGATCTCCGTCTCGGTGCCCTCACCACGCTCACTGCCGGTGTACTCGGTCCAGACCAGGAACACGCGCCGTGACCGGATGCCGAACTTCGTCGCGAACTGCCGGATGCGGTTCGCCAACGGCGAGAGGCGTTGAGCGAGCGCTCGCTTCGCCTCGTACGGGAACAGGGGTCGGGGTCGGGGCACGCTCTATCGTCCACTAGCCCGGCCGCCTGCGCTAGCCCTTGCCCACGCCAGGATGCCCCAGGACGTGTCCGCGTCCATGCCCTCGAGGGTCAGGCCGTCCGGTGGCGGAAAGCCCGCCTGGCCTTCGTGCCATGCCTTCCAAGCGATCTGCCGCCGTGTCGTCAGCCATCGCGCAAGCTCAGCCGATGACGAGCCAGCTCACTGACGACGTGTCCGCGCCGTTGGCCGAGTCGATGTCGAATGACCCGGGTGCACCGGGCGTGATGCCGCTGATGCTCAGCGCGCCACTGTTCACCAGGTCCTCGACGTCGCGGATCGGAACGATCACCGAACCCGCCGTGATGTTTGCCGTCGGCACGTTGAGCGTACCCGCGACCAGCGTCCCGACGCCCGTCTGCACGCTCGCCGATGGTACCGCCGCATCGGCAGTGCCCTGCGCCGTTGCGGCATCGGCAAGCGCCTGCGTCGCGTCCGCTTGAGCGGCAGCAATCGCGGCGGCATCAGCCGTCGCGCCTACGCTCGCGAGCATGATCCCCGCCATCATGTTCGGGTCACCACCCTGCAGCTTGATTGCCCGCGCCTTCGCCGCGGCCGTTGCCACTACCGGGATCGACACCACGAGCACACCGCCCGCGTCAGTGATCGGCGTCGGGTCTTCGATCGCGGTGTCGATCAGTTCCCCTGCGAAGCGGAAGTTCAGGCCGACCCGGATGTTGTTGATCAAGAACAGCTGCGACATGTCGTCACTCCTTCAGGGAGACCGCAGCATAGCGGCCACCCGGTTCGCTTGTCACGTCTCAGTGATTTACTGGCACGTTCACGCCGCCCGCCGTCGCGTCGAAGCGCTTGTCGAATGGGTTGGGGTACACGCCAAGCAGGTTCGCCAAGCTGGCCTGCCAATACTTGTACTCCTTGCGCAGCTCCGGCATCTCAGTCTTGCGCAGCGTGATCTCGCCGACGACGTCCACCGCCAAGATCTCCTGGTCGCCAATCATCTGCTCCTCGATCTTGTCGAGGATCTGCATGTGACGGCGCACCTGCGGCTCGGCTGCCAGCAAGACCTTGTCCATCGCGCCCTCGATGATGAACTGCGTCTCGAGCGCGGCGGGTGAACCGAGGACGAAGGTCTGCGACGCGGCCACGTTCAAGTAGCCCATGTGATGCCGGATGCTGACCTTCTCCTCGGCAGTGAACGACACGGCTCAGCTCCTTACGGCGTCGGCGGAATCGGCTCGAGATCGATGCCCTGCTCGCGCAACCGAGCGACGTCGTAGAAACGCTCGTCGATCACCTTGCCCTGCTTCAAGTTCGTCATCTGCCCGCGGTGCATGATCGGTCCACCGTTGCGCACTCGGTACGTCTTCACGATCTGCAGCGCGGCGAGCGGGGCTGTCGCGGAGATCGGAGCAATGACCGGTGCAGTGAACGAGCTTGGGTTCTCACGTGACTCGGGCACGAGCGGAATCACCGGCTGCGACGCGTTGAGGTTGTCGGCGTCGACCACGTTCGCGTCAACCTCGAACGGATCTTGCTCGGCCTGGCTCTGTTCTTTCGGCTTGCGTGGCATCGGCTTCCTTTTCCAAGCAGCGCCTCTCACCGCGCTGACCTTCGGAGAAGCTATCACAAAACGATGACGGCCCCAGGTTGCCCCGGAGCCGTCAGTCGTTCTCAGCCGCTACACTCAGGCGGCGAGCGCGTGCTCGATGACGATCGCGCGCTTGAAGCGCTGCGGGCCGCTGCCCGACGTCACATCGCTCGGCACCGGGAACGAGGTCGAGATCGACCAGGTCGCCGCGACGAGATCCTGCAACCGATCGATCGGCGCGCGCAGCACCAACCGGATGCGCTCGGCCAGCACCGCGATGCCGCCGTTCACCACGTCGAACTCACCGACCTTGCCGGTCACGCCGGCCTCGCTGATGTAGTTCGACTCCGGTAGCCACTTCTCGTACAGCGCCCCGCGGCCGCTGACGAAGATGCGGCCGATCTTCACGCCGCTGTCGTTGATGACCTCGGCGCCGATGTCCTCGGCGTACTTGGCCTTCACGCCGGTCGCGGTCAGATCACCCGAGTTCAGGTTGTCCGGCGACTCCGTGTTCATGAAGAACATGATGCCGCTGATCGTCCCGATGAAGCCCTCATGGTAGATGTGGTGCTCGGGGAGCGCGGTGTTCAACCGCTGGAACGCCGGGTCCGTGAAGACCTGCGCGTTCGAGTCCGGGCTGATGTGCGCGTGGTAGTAGCCGTCCTCGTGCGGCTGCACGTTGTGCCGGCGCAGTCGGTTCACCGCGTTGATCGCGTCCTGCAGCACGAACGTGTCGGCCGCGCCGATCGCGTCGATGCTGTCACCACCACCCGAGCGCAGCACGTCGGGCTTCGCCGAGCTCAGCACCGGGGCTCGCGCTGCGAGCGCCGCTCCGACTGCCGCGCCGAGGGTCAGCACGCCAGGCCCGAACGAGTCGTTCGGGTTGTCGAGCACGAAGCCCACGACGGTGTTGTCGGCCGCGCCGATGATGCTGATGGGCAGCGGGGTTGCCGCGCTCACCGGCGCCGGGCGCACGGTCGATCCCGGGATCACGACGTCCGTGAAGCCGTTGACGCTCGCCACGTGGATCGTGGTGTCGCCTGCCAGCGTCGCGTCGATGAGCGCCGTCTGACCGGACAGGTACGCCTTGAACAGCGAGTTGCGCGGGATGCGGTTGAGCGACTGACCCGCCTGCAATCCGAGCTGGTGGATGTTGCGCAGGAACAGGTTGGCGTTGCTCGTCGCGCTCGTCGGCATGTGCGTGTCGATGGTCGACCCGAACCGATCGAGGCGCGCTTCCCACTGCTCGTAGCTGACGGCCTGCGGAATCGGATCGACTCCCGGCTGCAGCGGCTTCACGACGGGCTTGAGCAGGCCCGGTCGCGACATGAAGATCGACTGACCCGTGTTGGCCGGCCACTCCTCGACCATCGCCTCGGCGCGGTACTGGAGTGCGGGGAACAGGCCGTCGTGGAACGCACGCTCGAGCAGGCCTTCTTGCACGAGCTTCAGGATGGAAGGCGGGATGCCCAGGACGAGTGACATGATCGGAGACTCCTTCTGAGGTGGACTTCGATCGAGTTTCGCCGCTGTGCTTCACGCCATTTTCGGTCACGCCTGGCGGGGGGCGGGGGAGGCGGCTGGCCTCGATGCTTGCTTGACGGTGCGAGCCTACGCCTGCACCGGGGTGGTCGTCTAGTAGCTGATGCCTCGTTCGCGCTTGAACTTCTCAAACTCGCCTCGGCTCATCGAGTTCGGCTGACCAGGGCGCGGCGTCTTGCCGGCTGCCGTCTGTGTCCCGTTCGCCGTTGGCTTCTGCTCCGGGCGTGCGCCCGTCGTGATCGGCTTCTTGACCTGGGTACGATCCGGCGCTGGCGCCACCGCCGCAGCGGTCGTGCGAGCGAAGGCCGGCTTCTTCTTCGCGAAGTCAACAAACCACTTCTCGATGTCCTTGTCCGTCAGCTTGTCGAGCTGACGCGCGGACAGCTTCGCCAGCGCTTGCCGCGCGAAGATGGTGGCGATGTCATCGACGTACTCGTCGGCGATCACCTGGGTCGCGAGGCGCTTGATCTTCACGTCGTTCTGCGTGAACGCGCGGTCTTCTTCGGCAGCCCGGACGCGGGCTTCGGCGGCAGCCGTCTTGGCTCGCTCTGTCGCGAGATCCGTCTCGAGCTGCTGCTCGCGCGACATTGACTGTCGCTTCGCATCCTCACTGGCCTTCTTCAGATCTTCCCACTCGGTCTTGATCTTGGCGATCTCGGTCGCGTCGTCGGTACCGAAGATCGCCTTCAGCCGAGCACGCTCGGTCGCCGTCGCGCTATCCTTCGCCCGCGTGATGCGATCGTTGAAGGCTTCGCGATCGAGCGTGACCTTGTCGCCACCGGTACCGGGCGGCTCGACCGCCACTACCGCGGCGGGTTGCGTGGTTGCAGGCGGCGCGGCCTCTCCTCCGGCGCCCGCGATTGTTTCTACGTTCATGGTCCTCTCGTTACCTTTCTGTGCCGGCCCTCTCAGACCAGCGCCGATTCCGAACCGAGCAGCGACGTCAGGTCGGCTTCCGCGACCACGACCAGCCGAGCTGTCGCCTTCGTGATCGCGTCCGCGCCTGCGAACGAGATCGTGCTCTTGGCGGAGTTCAGCCGACACTGACCCGCTGCCGGTGCGCCAGCGCCAGGCGCGAGCACGACCTTCGGGCCGGGAGCTCCACCGACGGATGACGAAATCGACGTGAGCATCACGACTCCGCGAGCAGTCACCGCGGCGGGCAGCGTCATCACGTTGGCGACGACCTGGCCGGTTACTTCGAGGACGTCGCCACGAGCAGCCAGGAACTCCACGTCTACGTTGGTGTAGGCATCGGCTGCGAGGAAGACGATGTCACCGTTCGGGGCCACTGCGACCTGACCTGCAGCAGGAGTCGCATTCGGCGCTGCGATCACGAACTCGCCCAGGCCGCCAGCACCAGCGCGCGCATACGCTCGCACGATGCTCATCGCCTTCGCGTCATCGGGCAGATCGAGAACGTCGAGCGTCGCGAGGTTCGAGGGGTTGCCTCCCGCGACATCGGGGTTCGCCTTGCGGATCGTCTGCTTGACGTCGCTCGCGAGTGTCTGCCCGAGCCTGATGATGCGGAACGCATCGGGAAGCGCGTTCGGCGGAGAGCGGTCGAAGGTCTGCTTGAGGGACTCGGACATGGTGGCGGACTCCTTGTAACTACTGCTGGCCGAAGATTGCGTACTCGAGCGGTCCGCTGCCCATGACTTCGAGCAGCTTCAGGAACTTGTTGTCGGGGTACTCGTGAATCACGAGCCCTTGCATCGGCTCGACGGCGACGACGCTACCACCGCTTCCGTCATCCGTCGTGAGGCGCAACGTCATCGGCGCGCTCGAGCGCATGTAGAGGAAGTTCGCCTTCGTCACCGCTGCGTTGCCGCCCAGCTCGGGAAACGTGAGGAACACGGCCGGGCTGTTGAGCAGCCGCGTCAGGACGCCGGTGCCAACCTGAAAGCCTTTCGGTGTCTGCGCCGTGGACAACGGGTGCGTAAGCACGCCTGCGGGAAAGACGTCCGTTGCAGACGTCGGTCCCGCGATGAGCGCGCCTTCGACCTTCAGTTGTCCCATGTCGCCGTTGACCTACGTGCTCAGACGCTTCCGAGCTTGAAGGGCTTGTGCTGCACGCCCTGAGTGCCGCCGAGATCTGCCGGCGTGACGACCTCGGCCGCGGTGTTCGGACCGGGCGCCTTGTCGCCGGCGTTCACCGGATCGGAGCCGGCTTGCTGAGGACGACTCTGCATGAACTGCGGCGCCGGCTGCCCGCCGCCACCAGCTCCGCCACCACCGCTCGGGTTCATCAGGAAGTCGTTGCCGCTGCTCGCCATCTTCGCTGCTCCTCCGGCTCCGTTGCCGAACGGGTTGCTCTT